GCAGTTGAAAATGGATTAGCTTGTGTTTGAGATTGTCCTATTGTAGTTGGAAATCCAGAAGCTATTGGAGTAGCTAAACTTGCATACTGTTGTAATGCTTGGTATGGAGCTAGTTGTTGTTGTCTTTGAATGTTTTCTAATTGTGATCCTGTTTGAGTTAGACTAGGTAATTGAGTGGCTAAACCTAATTGTCTACCTCTCTCAGTTCCATATTCTTGAAATGCTAAAGGTAATGCTGCTTGAGCAACTTGACTTAATGCAGTTTGTTGTGCCATAGGACTTGTAGGTGTTCTACCATATCCACTAAATTGAGATTGAACTCCTGTTGTAATATCAGAAGCTGTTTTTTGTAATAGAGGGGATAAAAAAGGATTTAAATATTGTCCACCAAGTGTTGCTGCCATTTGCTGTTGTGCAGCTGTACCTAATGCTTCTTGTCCTGCAAGACCTTGTAAAGTTTGTTGACTAGGTGGAACGTAACCTGCTGCTCCTACACCTTGATTATATAATTGTCCAGACTCTGATAGTATTTGATTTAATGCAGGTTGTGCTGGTGCATAAGGTGTTACACCTTGTGTAGTTGTTGTACCTCCTGATGATCCTCCGCCAAAACTCATATTTTATCCTCTTGTTTAATTTGTTTTTCTAAGACTACATGGGTTCGTTTGTAATCAAAGATTTTTAAAACTCTTTGCCAACCTGGTCTAGCAATTAGTTCCATCATTTTGCAACCATTCTCTTTAGCAAAATCTTCTATTTCACTTATTAAATGTTGCCATTTTAGTCTTTGTCTGCCAGTCATTATATATATGTGACAAACTTTACCAAATTTTCTTTGGATAATTTCAGTAACTACAACACCATAATATTTTTTAGATGTTATCTTTTCATCTTTATCCCAAAGTACCCAAATTTGAAAATTACCTTTTTTTGCAAGATCATAAACAAAATCTGAATCGGTAAGTTGACTTGAGTAAGCTAATGCACCTTTAATATCTTTTTCTACTAAAGACCAAACCTTATCAAGTTCTTGAATTGGTATTGATACTAATTTCATAAATACTATAAAAAATACATTAACACAATAATATAATTAAGCACTCTTTTCGTCAAATATTTCTAAATAACTAACCACACCTGCAATACTATTTGCTGTACTAGCTTCTAACCTAAGTATATCACCAGATTCTAACACTAAAGTTCCATCAATAAAATTAATAGAAGCTTTAGAACTTAAAGTATGATGAGCTATTTCATATTCTGTTGTAGCACTACTATCATAAAAATAGCCTATTGTATCTACATTAGATCCACCATGATTGGTAGTCTGTATAGTTTTTATTATAGTTGTTCTGTTTGTGGGTACTGTATAAACATCTGTTTTGGCAGTTGTTGTTAAATTAATTCCTGTGTTTTTATATACGTTAGCCATTATTATTTATTAAATTTAGGTATACCTAACATAGGTCTGCCATCAAATTTGTTTTTATTACCAAATACCCCATTTACATGATTATAATGTAAAAATACTTGACCACAAATATTACCTTCAAAAGGTTCTCTCCAATGCTCAAGTTCACAACCACTATATATTAGCATATCTCCTACTTCAAGCAAGACTTTAGTTCCTTCTATAAATATATCCCATAAATCACCTCCTAAATTAAGGGTGCATGATATTTCACAAGAAGGTCTATCTTTATGTTTTTTAAGTTCATCACCTTTTTTATAAGCTCTAGCATATGAATATGTTGGTATTAAATCCAAATTTGTTTGTTCTTTCATAACAGGTAACATCTTAACAAGTAAAGTATCCATTACAAAATCACCATAACAAGAATAAGTATTGGGTATTTGTTCGTCAGTCCAAGTACCTAATATTGGAGATTGTGAATGTATGTTGTTTTGATACATAAAATCAACAGCATCTCTTTTAAGTAAGAAATAATTAAATATAAAATTAGCTAGTTCATAAGGTAAAGCATTTTTAATTACTTGGTATTTTTTAGTTTGAAACGTCATACTATTAATGCTTTTTGTAAAAAATTAAATGACACAGATATTCTTATATCATCTGATTCATTAGGATCAACACAATGCATCAACCATGATGGGAACATAATTAATCTTCCAGCAATAGGTTCATAATGTGTTTCTCTATATAATCTTGCAGGTACTTCTCCTTCTTTTTGTTTTGGTCTAGACATAGAAGCTGATGATCTTGGATCATCTATTTTTAAAAGTCCAGAGTTCTTTGGAGCTTTTACATAATAAACACCTGACCATAAAGAATTTGGATGTTGATGAGCTCTATTCATTCCACCTGGTGGATTAATGTTAGCCCACATATTACCTAGTACAGGCTCTGAATCTAAATGTTCTTGATTATAAATAGTTCTTTGTGCTTCATATAACATATCAACTAATTTTTTATATTCAGGTCTTTGATGCATATCTGTTTGTGAGTGCCAACCTTTAACATTAGTTCTTACCATTCCTTTATCTTGATTAGACCAAGCTATAATATCTTTCTCAAGTTCTTGATTTAAAGTTGGATGCTTTATATCTGCAATATAAACAGGTGTTGGGAAATGTAATTCTCTAAACATTATCTAAAAGGTGTCCCTCCAAACCACATAACTAATGATTTTCTATTACCCTTAGTAACTGTCATTGCTCTATGCCTAATAAAAGATGCAAAAAATATTGCATGACCTTGTTTAGGTTTTGCTATCTTTCCTTCAGACATTAACTCTAACCCACCTCCTTCAAATTCATTGTCAGGTGATAAAGCTAACGTCATAGATATTTTTCTAACAGGGGGTTCGTTTTCAAAACTAACGTCATTATCTATGTGCCAATCATAAAAACCACCTTCTGAATATTCTGTATATTGTGCAGGTTCTGTTATTTGCATATTTTCAAAACCAAAATGATTTGCATTTGTTTGCAACATTAATTTTTCAATTTCTTTATACATGGGTTGTAAACTATTAAATGGAATCCAAGAGATATGTGAAATTCTGGTATTAGTATCTACTTCACCATCTTTTTTAGTTGTGCCAACTTGTGCATCTTGTCTTGGTTGTTTTCTTCCAGCTTCAATAATTTTTTGACATTGTTCAGGAGTAAAGACAGGAGTAGTTGTTTCAACTACATAAGATTTCCATCTAGGTTCAGTTATAATCATAATACACTAAGTATTAAAATATTAATTTATTATTTTGTTTTTTTTTCAAAACTTATTGATTCTTTCTTATCATATTTTAACTCTCCAGATTTTTTAATCCTCTGTAAAGATCGAAGTTGTCCTAGAGTATTAAATACATCAACGTCTGTTGAACTTTCAGTTAAACATTTTGCTTTCTCTGCATATTCTCTACCATAAGATTCTAGTTGATGTGCATTAACATCTTTATCATTAAAAGATCCGTCATTAAATTCTTTCTTTAATTTAGACCACATTTTAATTTCTCTCATTCTATGTTTAGCAATTTTTTCCATAGACGCTTTACCAAATCTAGCTTCATCTAAATCAATTTCATATTTAGTTAATTTGTATTCGTCTTGTTCAGATTCTATTTTTTTCTCTAACCATTTAATTTTTGCTTCGTTTCTTCTATAATCAAAAGAAAGTGTCATTAAATTATCTAAGTATGATGATTGTTCTCTAACACATTGCCAATATTTAGAAGCTAAAGTAGGGTATTTATTATCTTGAAGTACAGAAAACCTTGCTTCAGTTTCTGTTCTAAATACTTGTTTTTTAGTCCAAGTATCTCTAAGTTCTTCTACCATACCTTTAAAATCAGATAGGTCAGTAGGTTCTAATAAATTATTTAAGTGGGTTTCCTCTTTTTGAATTAAATCTTTTACGTCTTTTTTCATTTTTGTTTAAAAAATATATAGAGAATTTAAAAGATATTGCAAGATGTAAAAACTTTAAGAGTAACTGTTATTAACTTGTTGATATTGTTTGAGTTCCACCACTAACAGACCATTCTTCAGATGTAGCAGGTACAGATGCACCAAGTGCTGCTAAAGCATTACCATTATTTAAACCTGTCCCTGTTAAATGGGATCTCCCCACACTTAAATCATTAACTTCACTCCAACTTGTGCCATTCCAAGATTCTGTAAAAGTTCCTCTTGCAGGTGCAGGTTGTCCTCCAAAGGCTAAAGCAGATGTTTGTATTCCTCCTCCTCCTAGATAATTTCTAGGTGAATTCATAGGGTTAGCTGCTGACCAAGATGTTCCATTCCAAGATTCTGTATTAGTTGTTGTTAAATTAAAATTACCAAAAATTAAAGCTGCTGTTTGTGTACCACATCCAGCTATTCTTTCTTTACCTACATTTAAATCATTAACTTCACTCCAACTAGTTCCATTATAAGATTCCGTTAATACTGAATCAGGTGATCCTCCAAAAAAAAGTGCTGCTGTTGGTGTACCAGCTGATGCAGCAACGTTTCTTGTAGTATTTACATCACCTACTTCAGTCCAGTTAGTTCCATTCCAAGATTCTGTTTGTCCTGTTGGAGTTGGATTTCCTGATATAACTAATGCAGCTGTTTGACTTCCAGTTCCTGTTGTACTTGATCTTCCTATATTTAAATCATTTACTTCTGTCCAGCTAGTTCCATTATAAGATTCTGTATTAGTTAAAGCCCCATCTGAAAAACCACCCATAACAATAGCAGCTGTATTTGATCCTGCTGATCCTGGTGTACTTCCTCTAGCTAAATTTAAATTTCCACCTGTAGCCCAAGCACTTATTTCAGGACCAATTGAAAGTTTTAAAGTATCAGATGTTGTATTATACCAAACTTGACCTTCAATAGGATTTGCTGGATCTGATGAAAAGTTTTGAACACCTGTTCCTTTTATTTCTTTGTATGTTGTCATAATTTATATCCTTATTTATTCTGTTAATATTATATCGGCAGGTCTTTCACTTTGTGCTTTTTCTTCTTCAGATAAAGCGTCCCACACAGTTTGTGCTAAAGTAATTTCAGCATCAATAATTGCTTGTGCTTCAGCTACTGTTTTTGGTGTACCTAATACTTTACTAATCCAAAGATTTGCATTTTTGTTATGTGCTGGTACTTGCCAAACATTACCTGGAAAACTTGAAAAACTAATTTTTCTAGATTCACTATGTTCAATAAATCCTTTTCCCCAGTTTTCAGCTACGCAATATTGTTTAGTTTTATGTGCCATAATTTATCTCCTTATTTATTTTTTAATAACCAACCTTGAGTTCCATCAACATATACTAAAGTGTTAGCTGCTCTCTCTACTGAAACTGTTAAATCAGATGCAGCACCTTGAATAGGTTGAGAATTTCTACCAATTGTTAAAGCATTAGAATCAAATGTTCCTGCATAATCTATAAAAGATACTTCATCTCCAATTGAAGGAGATGCTGGAAGTGTCATTGTAAAAGCACCAGATGTTGTATTTATAAAATAACCTTCACCTGCAACTGCTGTAAAACCAGTAGTTTTAACTGTTTGCCAATCTGTTCCACCACCTGCTGCGTCTGCAAAAGTAGGTACTGCACCAGCACCAGCACTTGTTAAAACTTGTCCTGCACTACCTGTTGCTACTGCAACTGGGTTTCCAGATGTATCATATGAAATTAAATTTCCATCTGTACCTGAAGCCATTTTGGCTAATGTGATTGCGTCATCAGCTACTTTTCCAGTAGCGATACTTCCATCAACTAGTTGTGATGCATTAATTATTTTGTTTGTTAGAGTTTGACTATCATTCAAAGTAACAATTGATGAAGATAATCTTGCATCAGGTACTGTACCTGTTCCTAAGTTAGAAGCGTTTAAATCTGTTAATGATGCACCATTACCAGAAAAAGATGTAGCTGTAGCTGCACCAGTAAAATTAATTGTTCCAGTTCCATTAATAGTTTGAGAATTTAAATCTAAATTACCACCTAATTGAGGTGTTGTATCATCTACAACATTTGCAAGACCAGGAGCTATAGTTTCCCAAGAACTTCCATCATAATATTTAAGATTATTATCAGTAGTATTAAAGTTTAAATCTCCTTCATCTAAACTTGTTGTTGGATCTGAACTACTTACTCTATATCTTTCTGCAAAACTATTTACTCCAGTAATATTAGCGGCAGTTGTGTTCACATTTGCAATATTATTACCAACGGTATTAACATTAGTAATATTTGTTGCAACAGTTCCAATAGTATCTGATCCACTTAAATCTGAAGCTACAGTTCCAATATCAGTTGCATCACCTGCTACCAAATTAACATTTGATATATCTCCACCAACTGCATTTACATTTGATATGTTAGAGCTTACAGTATTAATATTTGATGAATTGTTAGCAACACTATTAATATTAGTAGTATTGTTTGAAACAGCTGTAACATCACCTGATATTGATGCTACTGTATTAACTTCTGTTGCGATAGGAACTAATCTTACAAAAGTATAAGTATTTAATGTAGAAGTTGTTTCAACTAATAAACCATAAGCTGCTGTAATTGGTGAACCTATATTAGAAGGTATTCCAGTTATTGTAACAGCAGTAGCTCCTGTTGTAGTAGAATTTGTAGAAACTCCTGTTCCTGTATTATAAGTAAATCCTGTTAGGTCTGTAATAGATACAACTGTTCCAGCTCCGTCAGCAGGATCAGGATTAGTTGTAGGAAATTTTGTGTAATCTTGAATTGGAACAAATCCTCCAACATCATCTACTAGATCAATAATTCTATTTGATATAGCAGCTGTAGTTGCAATGTAAGAATCACTATCTGACCAAACTTGACCTGAATTAATTGTTTCAGAACTATCTACATTGTAAAATCTATTATTTGCAGCAGCAGTTGTAAAAATAGTATTATCATCTGGTGTACTTCCAGATTGCTCAGAAGAAGTTATTAAAACAGCATCTGCAATCTTATCAACTGTAACTGCATCACTTGCAATCTTAGCTGAAGATATATTACCATCTGCTATCTTAGCAGTAGTAACTTGCGAATCTCCTATTTTAGCAGTTGTAATATTAGAATCTAAAATCTTAGCAGTTGTTATATTATTATCTGCAATTTTTGCAGTAGTTACATTATCATCTGCTATTTTAGCAGTTGTAACATTTGCATCTAAAATTTTAGCAGAAGTAATTTGTGAATCTCCAATACTAATAGTATCTATAGAACCATCAACATAGTGTTCACTATCAATACTATTATCAGCAATTTTTGATCCATCTACTGAATCTGCACCTAATTTAGAATTAGTAATTGCACTATTATTTATTTTTGCTGTAGTTATATTTGCATCAACAATTTTTACTGTCGTTATAGAATTGTCATTAATTTTAGCAGTAGTAACTGCACTATCTATTAATTTGTTTGTTGTTACGCTATCATTTATAATTGAATTTGTTGAAACACTACTATCTGCAAGTTTGTCTGCTGTAACAGCATCATCTGCAAGTTTAGCAGTAGTAACAGATCCATCTGCTAAAGTAATAGTTCCTATAACACCAGTTGGAATAGAATTATTTGTTTTTGATAAAGCACCAATATAAACATTTGAAATAACTTCATTAGATAATGATCCACTATCCCAAGTTACATTAATTGTTGTGTTTGTTGAAAATGATGAACTAGAAATAGTTCCATAAATTGTTCCAGGTGTACTAGCTGTTAATTTAATTCTTCTGCCTTCATGATAAATTGCCGATACATCAACACCATCAATTGTAAAAGAAGTAGCTGAAACATAAGTTGCTACATAAGCTTTATCGCCATCCCCATATTCCACCCATTGAGAATCATTAAACCATTCTCTAGTATTTTTCATTAATGCTCTAATTGCATTATTAAGATTTGAAGGAAGCATACCTTCAGCAACACTTATACCATTTAAATCTAAATTATTTGCTTGTGTTGTTGAGTAATTTTTTATACCTGCCATAATTTAATCTCCTATAAACCAAGAATATGCTTTATTACTTTCTTGATTTTTTTCGTTTATTAATGAATTAATTGCTTCTTCAATTTGTCTTTGAAAAAATTCTTGTGTCTCCATAGAATATCTAACATTATCAATATCAGTTCTATCTGTCATTTATCTTAATCCTGCTCTTGCCGCAATTAGGTCAACCCCTTGTGCGTCTTTCCAAGCACCACCACTTGGAATTTTTACATTTACTTTAACGTATCTTCCAGATTGTCTTACTGGATTAACACCTGTTGAATTCATAGTTGATACAGTTGAAACAGTAGGATTATCTGCAAGTTTATCTTTAGTAGAAATTGTAACTGTTGCTTCTGCATCTACAATTGGTCTTACACTTATTATAGACGATCTTAGTCCTGGATACAACTCTAATTCTGTAGTTTCTATCTCTCCTATGCTTTCAGTTCCTGAAAAAATAGCTGCGTTATAATTATTATCTATAGCACCTAATAGTAATTGTCCACCATTCCAAAAAGCCGTATCTAAAGAAATATTAATTTGATCTAAGTTTTCAGAAATAAGATCCATTAATTCTACTGTATAAGCTCCTACAAACTGAGGAAATATTGAACTTGCATTAGCATCAGAAGTTGACCATTTTTTTGTTGCATAGTTATAAATAATAATTTTATCACATATACCAGTAGTATTAGATGTGTTTGAAGCTGAAGGATATAACCACATAGCTAATTGATTAAAGGGATCAACTGCTGCACAAATTCTATCGCTAAAACCTTTGTTTAAATCAATATCAAAAAATCTATTTACTTTTTCAGCACCTATTGAAACAACTTGATCTCCATTTAATTCAAAAAATCCATCATCACTATAAAAAAATACCCTTCTATTATCTTGGCAAATTGTTCTTCCATAAACAGCTCCTCTATTAGGTGAGATTACTGATAGTCTAAATACTGTTGCACCACCAACATAGTCTAAACGAATTATTTGGTTTTGTCTGAATACATAAGAAATCTCTCCAGATGTTATACCAACAATTTGCCCACCTGATCCTGGTAAATCTTGAAAGTCTGATTGTTTTGTTCCAGGAGTCCATTCAGAAACATCATTTATTCCTGACCATTGTATTCTATTTGATCCTGTTGATAAATTTCCTGTAATTAAAAAATCTCTAATAACACCTGATGTTTTAAAAGTTGGAACGTTTGCAGCTATTGAAGTAAAGGCTGCAAAATTTGTAGATGTACCCATTAAATAATATTGAGGAACATCAATACCGTTACTTGCTATGACATAATTACCGAATTGAGTAAATGTCCAAAAATCTGTATCACCACCTGTAAATCCAGATGCTCTTGAAACAAATCCACCACCTGTTAATTCATATATATTTGTATTTGTTGCTACAAAATTATAAACGTTATTAGAGTTATCTCTAAAAGAACTTGCTCCTCTTGAATCTGATACTGTACTATTTGTAGAATAATTTACTAATGAAGGAAATCTTTTATAAGAATTTAATGCGTAATAAACATTGTTAGCAACGTTAGCTCCAGGATTATTATGTTCTGGTTGGTCAGGCAACCATTCTCCAAAAGGTATTTGCATTAATATTCCTTAACCGTTATTATTTGTAGCATAATAATTTTTATCATTAAATGCACCTGCTACTGTTACATCTGATTGTTGTTGCAATGGAGCATTTCCATAAGCATCTTCTCTATCATTTCTCTCAAGTCTTTCAAGAGCTGTTTGATACATTTTTTCCCATTGCCCAGCTTGATTAGGTTCAATACCACCTAAAAAATTTGAAGCATGATATAATGAACCATATAAATAAATTGCTGGATGATTTGTTAAAATATAATTAGTTGAATTTGTTGATGATAATCCAGGAAACTGTTTATAATAATTTAAATAAAGTGTGTAATCACTATCAGGGATAGGAGCAAATCTAATATTATCTCCTAAGATTGTATAGCTTGATGGTTGTCCAGAAGTTGAACCACCTTTAATTTGATCCATTTGAGCTGGAGTTAAATAAGTTAAAGCATATTTAGTTCCACCATTTAAAATATACATATCTCTTACTTGTAAAAAATCAGATGGTAAAGGTGATGTTTCACCATTAAGAGTGATAGTTGTTTGATCTATCATTTTTCTAATTCTTAATTTAGAGTTAAAATCTTTTTCTGCCAAGACAATAAAATCTTGAGAAATTTCATTTGTTAAATCTGTTCTGTTTAACCAATTTGCTAATGATGCTTGTAAATCCGTATAGTTATTTAATGCCATTATAATTTTCCTTCAGCAGTTTTAAAATATCTAAATTCGCTGCTATTTAATTTTTGTTTTAATATTTTTTTTTGAACTTCTGGTGGAAGTGCAAACCAATTACTATCACCATTATACTCATTTGCCCACACACTTAAAGCAATAGTTGGAATACTGGCTACTCTTTTCAAATCTCTTGATTTAGAATAGCCATCATTCAAATTTAATAATTCTTTATTGTGTTTTAGGTGTGAATCAATATTAACTTCTTCTTTAACTGCAATTTTACCTTCCATGTCATCTTTCATGTAAGTTGTTTTTTGCAATCCGTCTAAAATTATATCTTTTTTCATCTGCCTTGACCTTTATATCTTGTTTGTCTTTTTTGTCTTTTCTCTGATTTGTTCTGAGATTTTTTATGCTTACCAGGTCTTTTAGGTGGTTTAGCTCTTGGAACAAAATGAGTGAACTTTTGTTTAGCCATATTAGCCAGACATTTCAGTAACTGAAACTTCAGCAGTACCTATCACAGCAACTTTTTCACCAGGTGAAACTTTAAAAATTTCAGGTTGGTCAGCAGGAACAAATATACTTGCAGATCCAGCAGTAGCTGAAGCAGTTGGTGCAGAACCAAATAAAATATGAATGTCAGCAGGTGTTGCTATTCTTACATATTCAGTTTGAGAACCAAATGCAGCAGATGCTACAGATGAACCTGAAGTTGTTAAGCTTTGATGTGTAGTAGGTCTTAATCCGTAATTAAAACTCATAGTTTTTCTCCTAATTAATTATGGGGGAAATACCGCTAGGCAAGATCCCCCAAATGTTATTATCTTCTTATTACAAAAGTTACAACTGCTTTTGAAGTATTAGAAGATCCACCGTCTGTAATCATTTCGATAGATCCACCTTCAACAACAGTATTATTTCCAGTTGGTGCAGCTGTATCAATAGCACCAGCAGAGCCAGAAGCTACGATAGATATTCCACCACCTGTAACTGCTGTACCACCGATTTCAAAAGAAAGTGCGGCAGTTCCTGTAATAGTTGCTTGATTAGCAGTTAAAATTTTTACAATTTTTCCGCCATCAGGTATTGCAACAAAAGTTGATGAAGCAGTTGAAACATCTTCAATTTCAGCTGTTATAAAATAGTCGTTTAGTGTTCTCATGTTTTTATCCTTTATTTGCTTCGTTCCGTCATTGACTTCAAAGACCAAACAAAATTGTTAGTTTAATATGATGGGGGATTTCTCCCCCACCAAAAGTATTTATTATGAAGTAGTTAGGTCTGTTACCATTCCACTTGATTTTTCATTTCTTGACTCAAGAGTGTACTCAGCTACCATAAATCTCTGATCTGCATCTTTAGTTTGTGCAGGAGTTTGTAGAGAGAAATCTCTTAGGAAAGAAACTGCAAAGTAATCCATCTCTAAGATAAGAGCATCTTGACCTACTTTTGCAGCAGTACCATTAGCACCTCTAATGAATCTGTTTGGAGCTACTTGCATAGTTCCGAAATCTGACTCATATACATCAATAGAAGTAATTAATCTTCTATCTTCAGCAGCGTCAAATCTTGTAGATCCACCAGTAAAGCCTGATAGTTTTTGTTTATTGAAAGCACCAACCATAATCATGTTAGGGTTTCCGCCTTGATTATAACAATCTCTCAAAACACCTTTTAACTGATCTTCAGTAAAAGCTCTTTGAGTACCATCTACTCTAGCAGCACCGTTACCAGCACCAGATCCACCAGCACCTGCGTCAACGTTAGTTTCGATCCAAGTTTGGACTCCACCTAAAGTTCTAGCAGTTGTAGCGTCACCAGCTGCTTTTGCAACGTTAGATAAAAGAGCAGTTTCCATATCTCTTTTTAATTCTTTCGCAGCTTTAGCTACTTGGTAAGCTAACTCATTATTTCTTCCAGCAGAAGTTACAGCATCATTAGTTCCTGATACTTGAATTCCTTTAGTAGAAATTTGAGTGTAGTTAGTTTCTTTTGAAGTTGCAGCAAGAGTTTCATAAGCAATGTCATCTCCCTCAACTGCAGCGTTAGCAGCAACATCAGCTAATGCATCTGTTTGCCATTGGTGTGTAGTGTTTGTTGCTTTATTTTTTGCAACGCCAGACATAAATGGAGTTTCTGTAGGACTTATGTTATAGATAATGTCCGCTAGATCTTCTCTTATTCCGACTGTTTGGTACGTTTGATATGTAGCCATTTTTTTTCTCCGTTAGGTTATTGTTTATAGATAACGCATCAGTAATTCTGTTGCATCTTTTGTGCTTCCAGACTTCCTTAACGTTTTAATCTTATTCAACCTAGATTGACCATCCATATCTTCTTTAGTGCTTTTAACGCCAGACTTAACAAATTTAGATGGTTTAACTTTTTTACTTACTAAATTGGGTTTAGTCGCATTAGCTTTCATTCCATCCATAATCACATCAAAATATCTTGAATCATAAATTCTTGCAACATCCTCATTTGAGAATCCTTTAGAACTTAAATAATTCATAATATTTGACTTTACTGAAGTACCTTTAATTGGATCAGCAAGTTCAGGATGTTTTAAATGAAGTTTTTTTTGTTCTTCTCTTAATATTTCCTGGAACTGAGAATTTTGATGATCTCTCAGTTTTTGCTGTGCTTGTTGTATCGTTTGTTTTCGTTTCTGAATCTTACGATCAACTCTAGCAGCTTCAGTTGGATCTTCATCCCAAAGAGCATCAAGCTCCTTAGAATTCATATCATTGTTAATCTCAGCATTTAAAGTCGCAACTAATGAATTTAAATTGTCGATCTTTGTCGAATACTGATTTTTCAAACGATCTTCCGCAGATTTTAGCTCTCTTTTTTCAATTGCTATTTCTTCGGTTTTTCGTCTGTAGTCGGCATCTTTTTGATAACCTGCTTTTAATTCGTCAAGGTCAACATCAATCTTTTCACCATTTATAATAACCTGGTGTAGATCAGTTTCTTGTTCTTCAATTGCATTTTCATCTTCTGATGCTTGTTCTTCATCAGAAACTTCCAAAATTTCTTCTGGTTGAGTTTCAGGTTGTTGTTCAACTTCAGATTCTGCTTTTACAGTTTCTTTTGGTTCAACTGGTGTTGCTTCTACTTCAGTTTTTTTGATAACTCCTTTAGAGTCCATTAAACCTTCAATAGATTTTGCAGCACCTTGTACTGAAGCATTGTTCAGTAATGGGTTTCCGTCAGACATTTAGTCCTCCTATGTTAAGCTGTCTTGCGACTTGGCTTATTCTAACCATTGTGGTTAAAATTTTGTGTTATTCTGTTGTTTCCTAAAATCCTCAAGCTGTCTAGCTGCAAGTTTTCCAGTTTCAATAATTGTATGTAAGTGTTGTTCCACTTTACCTACAACATTATAAGCAATCCAAAGTTTTTCTCTGGTATCACTTTCTTTAGCACCTGTTTTTTCAAGAAGTGCTTCAGAATAAATTTTTTTAAGAGCTTCTATACTCTCTTGAAAAAGTTTACTCTCCAATATTTGTTTGGCTTCGTTGGATCGGCTGATTTCCACCGCCCTGTCCGCCTGGTCTTTGATTTGCATTTAATCCTTGTACTTGTTTTTGAAACATATTAGCCGATTTTGTTGCTTGGTCAAGAATTTTACCTTCTTCGGCAATCATAATTTTGTCTAAATCAGCATCTGCTTTAATTTTTGCTGTATCAATCTGTGTATTATATTTTAAAGCCATTTCTTTTACTTTTGCTTCAAAATCTAAAGTCATAGCTTGAGTTTTTTGTTCTAATTCTTTGTATTGTAATTCAATATCAGCAATTTTTCTCTTATTCTCAGCATCAATTCTAGTAAATTCTATCTTCTCAATAGGAGATGGTTCAGGTGGTTGTGGTGGTGGCATCATTTGTTTACCAATATCAGGATCAACAAAATAACTTTCTACATTTTTAAGTCCTGCGTTCTCAACAACTTTGCTTAAAGTATTATAGATATTCTTTAATGTTACCATTGGCATTTCTTTTCCGCCTTGTAATTGGAAAGCTTGTATTTGTCTTTCAAGAATACTGTTTAACATAATTGTTTGTTGTTCTTTAGAACCAGTTCCAAGTCCTACAACGATTGAAATATTAAATCTATCTTTCCATTCTGTTGGTTTAATAGGAATGTATTGGTTGTTAAGCATAATAATTTTTTCTTTATCTTGATACTTAACCATTAGTTCAAATATTTTTCTAAATAAATCTTTAACTCCTGTTTCTGCAAAGACTCTTGCTATCAATTCTGATCTCATTTGTGTTTGCGTCATCAACGCATTTACACCTGTTGCAGTTTTAGAATTTAAACTATCTGCATCTAATCCTTGAGAAGACTTTGTTACACCAGTTCTTGCTTCTCTAACTGTATCTAAATAATTTAATAAAGGAAAAGCTTGTTGTGAAATTGGTTGAGCTTGTAAAGGTTGCATAACTTGATTTGGTGGTTGCTTAGTTCTTACTACTCCACCTGGTCTAGTTGTTAAAAGATCATCCATGTTTACCATACCATCCATGATCGCAACTCTGTTGTTGTTAGTTAAATACATATTGTCTAACAACTGACGCATTACAGTTGACTTCATTAACTGAACATCCTCAACTAACTCTGAAACTGATCTTCCATAAAATCTGTGTGGCATTGGAATAGGAGTAACTGTTACAAACGGAACACTATCACAAGGCATATTTTCTAAAATTGTAGAACCGTCATCTCCAGCAGAAACAATTTTTCTAAGTTCTGCAATACCATCTCCATCATAATCGTATTTAACATAGCATTCATAAATTAAAACTTTTTCTGTAGATTCATCTGTTGCATTATCAACTGGATATTCATCTATATCTCTTTGTCTTGTAATTTCTTCGTTGTTGTAAATATCTAATTCTGATTTAGGTAAATCTTTAACTTCATCTTCTGGATAACCCATAGAAATTAAATCTGACCTTGTTACTAAAACTTTATGTGCAACAAAATCAGCTTCTTCAATTGTCTTTGCGTTTCTATCAATTAAAAATTCTTCAGGTGGAACACTTTCAATTTTTACTTTACCTGTTCTTTTAGTTCTTTTAATTCTGCAATTATATAAAGTAAATTTTGGAACTTGCATATTTTCAATTGCAGGATTTCCTTGAGCTTCATATTCAGCGACTACTTTTTCAAATTCTTGTTTAGCAGCTTCATCTTCAATTTCTTCTTCTTCAATAAACTCTATTTCATCTTTGCTATCTTCTAAAGCTTCCTTGTCTTCCAAAGATAAATTTTCATAAGTTTCATATTCTACTGTTTCATTATCATCCCAATAAATTTTTAAGAAACCATTCTTTTCAATTAAAGCATCTTTGAAGAAATTATATAATAATTGAAAACCATTATTGTCTTTGTAAAAGACATGATTTAAATAAGCTGTAGCTTGTTCTGCCATAGGCACATCTTCACCTGTAACAGGTTCACATCTAACTACCTTATCACTTGCTGTAAATACTCTTAATAAATTTGGTAAGATACTTTCAATCGTATCAGATACATCAGTTGATACCACTTGTGAACGACCATCTATTTCTGTTCCAAGTTTTTCACCTAAATAATATTCTAAAGATTTTCTTCTTGATTCTGAAAGTTGACCACCTAAAAAACCTAAAGCATTTTCTATTTGATTTCCAAGTAATGATTGTAATTTAAAATCGGATTCTTTTTTTTTTTTCTTCATATTAAATTATATAATTTGTGTTAACATAAACTTCTTTTTTCCAGTCAGTCATTTTACCACCAACAAAAGTACATCCATATCTAAAAGCATCAGAAGGGTGACTTGCAAAATTATGAATCGGTCTGTTTTTAAAACATTGATTCTTATCATCCCACTTTTTTTGGTATGCTTTTAATGCCTCAAATCCTTTGTAAGTATTTTTCTTATCAAAGTAACAATTTGGCAAAGCCTTTCTAACGGATTCAATTCCATCTTCAATAGAAAGTTTAGGTGCAATATCAAAAGAGATACCAAGCTCTAAAGCAGATTCCAATCTTGATTTTCCAAATGCTCCTAATTCTCTAACTTTTATATCATGTGGAGCTATATGTCTATCATATTTATAAGGTTTGCTTTCCAATAGATCAGCATAGAAGTCAAGACCCTCTCCTGATGATTCTTCATAATCAATAACTCTAATTTCATCTCCATGCTTTTGGACAAACCATATTGCTGTAGAATCTTTAAGACCTAAATCCCACCATGTTTCTGTTTTTAAATTAGGATCATAAGGAACATCTGTTACTTTTCCTGTTTTTTCTAATTCCTCAATAATAGCACCATAATATGATCCAGTAATTGCTGCTTGAAATGAACATTCAAATTCTTGTTCATATAAGTCTTCTGACATCATTTGTCTTGCAGCTTCCAATTCCTCTGGATCTAAAATATTAGTTTGAGATGATTTGTATAATCCTGCATACCAATTTTTATTTTGTTTAGCTTCCTGATATAATTGAAAAAAATAATTTCTTCCTTTTGGAGTTCCTATAAATACACACCAACCCTTTCGGTCTGCCAATGCAGGTCTTATAACCTCAGGAAAGATTGTTGGTTTGATAGACTGAGTTTCGTCAAAAACACATCCATCTAAAAATATACCTCTTAAGGCTTGATCGTTTTCAGCTCCAAGAATTGTAATCCTTGCACCATTTAAAAGATCACATCTTAATTCTGATTCATTAAATTTAGTTCCAGGAATTTTTCCAGCAAATTGTTTTATGTAGTCCCATGCTGTAGATTTACCCTGTTTAAATGTAGGACTTATGAATGCGTATCTTGGGTTTGGCAAAGAACAAGTAAGTGCTGCTTTAATCATGTGATTAATCATCATTACTGTCTTTCCAGCTCTCCTGTGCAAAACAAGCACACTAAATCGGTGCTTATCAATTTTTTTATGCAAAAAATTTTGTAATTCTCTTGGCTTATATGGAATGACAATTTGTTTCATTTTAAAATAAACCCCCCCTAATGAATAGTTTGATTGAAAGGATAATTTAATGGAGTAATTCCTAATTCTTCTACCATATATTCACTAAAATCCCTAGCGTCATCTAAGTTTTCGAAACCATCAAAATGTATTATTACAGAATTACTTGTTTCTGAAACAACAACAATAGCATTTATTTTGAATTTATCTTTATCTAACATTGGCGGCTTCTTGTTTAACTGTGTATACCTCCTAACGTTATTAACGCAAGGCAAATTTTTAAATCAGGTGACCGCCTTTTTTGACCCCCCTAGCTTTTTTTATAGCTTTTTAATACTCAATTTTTAGTTGTTACTGATAATCATCTATTAGCGGTACATCTTAGCAAGTGATTATTAATCAAGTAGGTATAAGCTCACTTAGATTTTATTTTTTTTTGGCCTATATAGAGTATAGGCAACTATTCATTAGAAAGTTCAAAGAATTTCTATACTTATTTAAAAGCATAAAGAATTAATATTGATTTAATTGATTTATTATTGATTAGTCCTTAGACCATTT